TACGCCGATTCATGAATGAGTGCGAACGGCTTTCGGGCGGCGTGCGCCCATTGCTGTACACCGGCCCGGTCGCCGGCACCATCCCGCAGGACATCCGCGACCGATACGGCCTGTGGATCGCCCAGTACGCGAACATGAGCCCGACCGGCTACCAGGCATCCCCGTGGATGCTGGGCGCATACGGCGAGGCCATGCGCCAGTACAGCGGTACCGGCGTGGTCAACACGTGGAGTCCGATTGACCTCAACATTTTCCGTGGCGAGGCATGGCAGTGGGATTTGTACGCCAATCCCACCGGCTCCACAGCCCCGGCCCCGGCAACGCCCGCGCCCGTGCAGCCGAGCACTCCCCCGGCCAACACCAACACGGGTGGCATCAGCCACGTCATGCAATGGGGAGAAACCATCTGGGGACTCGCCGTAGCCCACAACGCATGGCCGTTGTCCGCATGGCACACGCCTTCCGGTGACATCAACCGCTACTACGTGGGCGACGTCGTAACCTACGGCGGCGGCTCCACAACCGCGCCGTCCCACGGAGTCTCCAAGGTTCTTCAATGGGGCGACACCGTATGGGAGTTCGCCACCTCCCACGGCTACAACGTCAGCCAATGCACGGTACCCTCCGGCAACATCAACGTCTACTATCCCGGTGACGTGGTGACCTGCCGCTAAAACCAACCGATGCCGCCATTACTCCCGATGGCGGCATCACCACTATTTTTTTGATCGGAGCAAAACATGACCGACAACACGCCGGACACCCAACTCGAAGAAATCACGGAAACCGGCACGCCCAATATTCCCGACCATACGGCCACGCCGTACACTCCCGTATTCAATGACACGGTGCGCACCGTCATCTACGTGGTCACGCTCGTCGCCTCGATCATCGGACTCGGGTTCATGAGCTTCGGCTCCCCCGGAATCGGCGGTTTCATCAGTACCGCCGCAGGCATCATCGCCGCAGGATTCGGAGTCGCATACAACCCGGTACGCATGGCCGGCAAGTAGTCGCAGCGAATAAATACCACCGCCCCTCCCCAGCAGTAACGCTGGACGGAGGGGCGGTTTTCGCGTATTTACGCTTTCATGGGCGGAAGATTGAAATACAATCGGGCGATTCGCTCAGCTTCGCGGTTCTCCCTCTCATTACCAAGCAACAGAAGCCAGATGGCATTCTTCCCCGCTAGAGGAATCGGAGCCTTTAGCTGCTTTATACAGCCCTGCTCTTGTAAAAACTTTGCACCACGGCTCAGTCGGTTTCGCGCTGTCCGTGTGCGGGCCATTGTTGTTTCTGCGGCAGTGTCTAAATCATGTTCCTTGGAGGCGATGACCATGCCCATACCCTCTATCATCTTGTCCCAACCCTCCCAATAACACCAGTAGGCACGGTTTTGATATACGACGGCGTTCACATCCTCTTTGTCGATTACCTTCGAGGCCATGTAGGTCATCATCGACAAAGCCAGTAGGTCTAGCGTCTGCTTGCCGTTTTCATCAGTCTTGGAGAATTTGCCTTGGCTTGCGAGAGCATATACGCGATCTACATTGCGGTAGCCCATCTGTTCCGTCATCTTTCCTCCACGCCCTCGACTAAACTTGGGAGTGGAACTCTTGCTAGGGTTTCGTTTTTCAACCCTGTGGAGTCTTCACCTCCATAGGGTTTTTTATTCACACTCACATGATAACAGATAGTCACACCATAATGGGAATAGTGAGTCACAGTCAACGCTGATTATTGCTCACACCGACATGTGAACATACATGGATAGATACTAAAAGGCTTACATGAATATTTATACAAAAACCGATTTTTGATTTTTCGAGCGAATCACCGTCGATTCCGCCACGCCGAAACCGTTCCGCAGCCCAACCCGAAGATTTGTTGGAGAATGTTGGAGAATGACATTCCTAGACGCCGGAAATCTTACCCGAGATACGATGAGACCCCTTGCAAACATTGGCGTTCGCAAGGGGTCTCAATGCCTAATCAGCGAGTGATTCAGCACACCTTCCACATCCAGTTGTGCGGGTCCTCGACTTCGCCGAGCTGGATGCCGAGCAGCTCGTCGCGCAGT